TCTCCGTCCGTCAATGCAGCACCATTGTCGGCAACCACATCGCCCGCCTGCTCAGCGGTCCTGAACATAAGACCGAGAACACATGTCGCCATTGCATTGGTAATATTCTCAACCTTCACGCATGCCTCTAAAGCCCAGCTATTTCCGCCACTGACAATTATCGGACAATTCCACTGAACCGCCGCTTCCTCATTATCAGCACTTGTAAACAAAACCATCTCTCCAATACCACCAGTCCCCGGCAAATTAAATACCGCAGCCGTAGCATCACCCTGGAAAATATCGTCAGCAATTTCGCCTCTGACGAAATCACTTTCAAGCAGTGAGCCGGCAAAAGGATTTCTTCGCATCTCGACGAGATTGAAATTGCCCCAGATGTCTTCTGTAGGTAGGTCCGCAGCATCCCTGCTCCGAGCTGAAGTTGCAGCAACTTCCGTCCCGACATATTTCGGCAATACCTCGATAATATCGCCGTCGGCGCCTGCCGCCGCAATCGCATGACCGATAGGCTCACCGTTTACCGTAGCCGATACCTTGCCGTCCGTTGCCGGATAAACGGAAGCCCCGGCGGTAATTACTCCATCGGACATCATTTTTGAAGTTCCGCCCGGATTGTCCAGACGAATACAGGCGTTCGCATTTTCCGAATAATCCACTGCGGCCTGGACAACACCAATACCTGTTTCGCCGGCATCGGCGTAAACAACGGTCGCCCCTGATATTTTGACCCTGCGAAAAGCAACCAGGTCCTCGCCGGCCTGCAATGTGATTTCCGGTCCATTTATTTGTTGACTCATTTTTATATCTCCTAAAAAGTTTGGATTCTGATTCTTATTTTTGCCCCCACATCTTTATTTGCGAAGCTAAAGAGTGGGGGATTACAAAGACTCCTGATTTTTTTATTACAGACCAAGCGACTGTTTATAGGCCTGGTAGATCTCCGGTTTTTCGGCGGCAAGCTTCTTGTACGCCTGGCCAAGTGGAATCTTCTCTTCCTTCGCCATCTTCTTGCCGAGCGATACGAAATTCTCGCCGTCGCCCTCACCGGCCGAATCACCCGATTGCAGAGGGTCGGCCCCGTTCTCTTTTTCGGTCAGTTTCTTTTGAAGCACATCGGCGTAAGCGGCCTTCGCCTCGACAAGGGAAGCACCCGCCTCGAACTGCTCGATTGCAAATTCCAGGTCCTTCGGGAAAGCGGACTTCAGGTCCGCAAGCCTTTTCTTTTCGTCGGCGGCATGTTTTTGTTTTGCCTCTTCGGCGGCCGCCTCCACTTTGGCCTTTATTTCGGCTTCGCTCTGGTTTGCTTGTGTCTGATTTGCTTTGTTCTCATTGGTATCCATAACGGAATCTCCTGAACTATTAGTATTATTGTTTTCCTTGACTATAACCGTATCGATTAAGCCCAGCTCGCGGGCCTTTTCCGCCACCCATAACCGGCCGGTCGCCAGTTTTTTTATTGTCTCTGCGCTTTTGTTTCTGCCTGCGGCCACCGAATCGACAAACTGGCCTGCAAGGTCGTCTATTATTTCCTGAACGGCGGCGATTTGACTGTCGGTAATCGAATCCATTCCCATGCCTTTATGCTCACCGCTTCGAATGACTACCGCCTTGATACCCGCTTTTTCCTCCCAGCCCGTCCAGTCGTAATAAACCGAATATACCCCTATCGACCCTATCTCCGCAGTTCTGCCCGCCGATATCGATTGGGACTGGGACGTGAGCCAGTAAGCCCCGCTGGCCGCTAAGTCCTCGACCACGGCCGTTACCGGCTTGATTTTTCTCGCGTTGAAAATAGCATCGGCCGCCTCCGTCACTCCAGCCACCATCCCGCCCGGACTGGAAACTAAAAGCTCGATGGCTGAAACTTTACTGTCATTGACGGCCTCTTCGATCTGCTCCGTTATTTCATCGTAGCCGGTGGCATCGAATCCGAACAATCTGATCCAGCCGGGAGCGCTCTTGAGCAGGACACCGCTGATCTTTATTTTTGCAACCCCGCCGACAACCTGCAAAGTCTTTTTGGGCATATCGACGGAAACCGAGGTTATTACACTTACCGCGGATAGTTTCGATATCTTTTCGATGAATGCCTTTAATGCAGTCGGCTCCATCACCCATTTATGGTTCTGCATCTCGGTTAATATCGCCTCATTCATTATTTTGCCCCTTATCAGTATCTTCATCTATTTCGGAATCGTCCGCCGGCTGTTTGGTCTTTTTGGCTTCACTGTTCTTTTCGTTAGCCAGACCGGCGAAAAGCTTCCAGTCAACTTGGGTACCGGTTTTTGTTTTGATGTCACCGGCTATTTCTATCGCTTCGATGACCTCTTTTTTCCTGCCCTCGATTACATCGTCCCTGTCCTGCCCGCGGCTCTTGCAGGCCTCCGAATGAGTCATTAACGCCCGGTCGATCATCATGCCCTTGGCCTGGCATTCCTTGAGCTGGTCGATCCAGGGGAAGGTCGGCTTTATCCATGAATATGGAATTTCTTTGCGATTACCCAAAAGACCGGAGCTTCTCCAGCCCTGAAGTTTCCATTCGAAGGCAGGTGTGTAATAAAAACCGTCGAGCTTGCTCTGCCATTTGATAAAAGACTGAAACGCCTGCTCCAATACGGCCCGGCTCTGCGAATAATTACTGTTAGTCCAGTCTAAAAGGACTATTTCAAGGGGCAGCCCCAGCGGCAGGCCCAGCAGTCTTAAAAACAGTCTCAGTGACTCGCCAAAATTCTTGCCGGGTATATTGTGCTCAATCCCCTCGATCTTCTCGCCCGGCCGGGCGTGGAACATAAGGGCATACTCGAGCTCCATCAGCCGCGAGCCCAGCTGGCCGGTGGTATCGGCCCCCGCTTTTTTAGGATCTTCCTTGCTTTCGATAAATGCCCTCTGGTCCGCGTTCTCACGAGTGACTGCGACCGCCAGCCTGCTCAGAAGCTGCATCGCAATCGCTTCCGAATCGCAGACATCGTTAATCCTGTGCAGCATTGCAAAAACACTCTGGCAAGCAGGCACCCCGCGGGTGGAGCTGGGCCTGTCCGGATTCGTCATAAAAAGAAAATTCGCCGGGTCAATTTTTCTCGACGTTGTCGTATTGAGATATCCGTGATCGTTATAGCCGCTCACCCAGTACCCGGTCGGAACGCCGAATATATTTTTATCGATCCCGTCCTTCGACTGGTTGCCGCCGTTTATCTGCTCGGCCTCGATAATCTGCAGGACGCCTTTATTCGTTTTTATAGCACCGATGTCACCGCAAAGTATGGCCTCTCTGAGGAACATCTGTGCCGTCTCGAACCCCAGGAGCAGCCCCCTGATTTCAGGCTTGAAATTCCAGGAGTTCCAGAGACCCTCCAGTTTTTTATTGAAATTTGTATTGTCGGTTTTTACCTGAAGCGTGAAGCCGGAACCGACCATATAATCTATGGCCCGGTCTATCATTCCCTTATACAATCCGTTATCGCGATAAAAGGTCCTGCTCTGATTTATAAGTCTCGGCCGGTCGTATCTGCTGTGGGCATCGCCGGAGCCTCCGGAATGGCCGCGGCCCCCCCTCTCTGCAATTGAAGCGGATCGGAAACCAAGTGCCGTATATCTGCCGAACTGACCCTCGATGGTAATCTTATCGTGCCCTGTATCTTCTCTTTTTGGCGTCCTTACGGCAGGCATTAAATCAGCATCCTTCCCTGTGTGAAGCTTGTTCTTTCAACGGTCGTAGTGGAGCTTCCGAGGTAATCTTCTATTTTTTTGGCCTGGTCCTTAAGCGATTCGTAGTCCATCGACTGCGATTCCTCCGCTATTCGCAGCGGCCTGTTTGCGAGAATAAATCTTATGGCCTCGAGCGCGTTCTGTGCCTTGGTGGAATCCCCCTCCCATAGAAGATTATTATTCAACTGTCCTATCGCATCGCTTAAGCTCGATAAGCTGGTAAGTGACATAAATGCCCTTTCTTTGGGCAAATAAAAAACGGCAAGTCGATGAGTTGGCACCAACTTGCCGTTTAATATTCTTAACAATAGCCGCCCGTCGGCGGCCGATTGATCGCCCTTTTATTCAATTGTCATCATTAAATTTCCTATAATGGCGGATATTACACAATGAAAAAATAGCCTAAAACCCGTTTCAACCGAAAATACTTCCAAGTTTGGAAGTATTTTATACTTTTTCGCCGAACACAGTATATGTTTTCCTGCAAACCGCCCTTTTGCATATACGATATTGACGGCCTAATTTATTGTCTGTTCGTCGGCAAATCGTATCCGTTGTCCCGCACCGCGGACATCTGCTTACCGTGGGGAATGACCATTTATTCCCCGCCTTAGCCTCTACTTCCGGCGTCTCAATTGTTTCCTCAGACTCGGTTTCCTGCTGTAAAGTTTCCTGCTGAATCTGTGTTTCAGCTCTTTGTTTTACTTTTTTCTTCGACATAATTTTACCCTTCAATCTTTTTGTATTTTGAGTTTCTAAACATTATTGTATTTTCAATTTCGATGATGGGAATATCTGCATATTGCGGAATAGATTCAAAAGAAGGATGGCTTAAAATAAATGAAAATCCATCAAACCTAATATCATAATCTACCCTGATTATTGTAACATCATCCGGAACATTTTCAATTAAAGGCATCTGTAAATATTCCGACCCGTTTTGTATTACAAAAAAAATATATATATATTCATTACTGATTATCAGTCTCTTAAATCTTCTCTGTTTCAAAAACTGTTTTGTATTTTTCTCGACTTTCTCAAGTCTTTCGTTATATATTTTTTCTAACTCATTTTCCGTATTTTTTCTTTGTTCATCGCTAAATATTTGCATAATATAAACTCCTTAATATTTAGTTCTTATTGTCCGCTGCCCGACCGCTCGGCCCTGTTCTTGTTTATTTTCTTTTTGTGCCCTTTTTATCATCTCTACATAATCGATATCCTGCAATGCGAACACACCGGCCAACTCGGCCGCCAGGTCGCAATAGACGCTCGCATCCCAGGGATGATTATCGCGAAAGCCCGGCTTCTTTTGCCATGTCACTATCTCCCTGCCGGACCGTGCCCGTTTGACGAACTGCGCTTCCGATGCTAACATTCTTAAAATTTCGTACGGCAGATCATTCGGCAGGTGCATATACCCGGGGCCGGGTGATTTTTCTTTATCGAACATTACCTGCCAGAGCCGGTCCTTGCCCATATCGACGTTCAGATCGAAGCGTTTTAATGCCTTGCCCACCACCGGCCGGACCTTGTAAAGTGATGTTCTCATACGGTCCCGGCCATAGCCCATAACCGGTATGACCGTATCGGGCGAAAATCTCAGGCAGAAATCGTAAACTACCGTGGACTCCTCGTCCCGATTCTCCGCCTGCTGATACCGGCAGTCCACTGCGGCTCTTGATGCAAAGAATTTGATTGTCTCATCCGCCTCAGAAATCCAGTCGGCCCGGATTACCTGCTCGACGATGTCCCAGTTCTCCGGCCTGCCCGTATGGCCGGTCTCTATTCGCCCGGCGTAAAGAAGCCATTGCTCATTTCGATAGCCATAGCCTTTTGTCACTATCCATACGTGATCGGACTGGACATCGATACCGTGACATATTATCTGAACCTTTGCCGGAACATTGCGGTCCCGCATCGAATAATCGCTAATATGAGACTGCAAAATAGTAAGCGAAGTCGCCCTTTCCCTCTGCTCCCACGCGCGGGCGTTCTGATTGTTCCAGAAATTCCGTTCCGGAAGTATATTTCCCGCATGTTTATGCCTGACCGCCGCCGCCCATTCGGCAGCCAGGGTATCTACCGTCGTGAACATCGGATCAACCAGTACGGACGGTATTCTTATCGCCTTTTGTGTCGAATCCTCGTATTGCCCGATGATCTCACCGTCTTTTCCTATCGTGCATCCTTCCGGGCACGCCCGGCATCCGGAAATGGCCGCCTTGCGCTCGAGCTCCGACCATTTAGATTGGCAGTTCGGGCAGACATACCAGGCATGTCTCTTTCGTCCGTGGCCGCGTTTGTAATCGGCGGGCTTGAGAAAGTTGCCGTCTTTGTCTTTTTCGAGCTTGACATTCTCGAACATCGCCTCGTGATATACCCCGCATTCCGGGCATGGAATATGAATAGACCATTTCTGGCAGGCCTCGAAGTTGATATCGGCCAGATCGTTCTTGTTTTTCGGACTTGTTACGTAAAACTGCTTTGAAATCTGCTCGTATGTCCTCGTTCGATTGCCCAAAAGGCTTATCGCATCGGTATCGTCTTTAACTTCCTGCGGCCATAATGCGACTTCATCGCCCGCCACGTAACGGGAAGGATCGTCCGAAAGGGTAATCGGGCTTGTAGGCCAGGCTAAGATAAGCTGCATATTATCCAAATCGGTCGGCTCGCCGATTAGAAGGTTGCGAATATCACCGCCAAGGTGTCGCAATATTCGCGGTGAGTTTTCGAACGCCGGCTTGAGCCGCTTAATTCTCTTTTTGATAACCTTTTCATCGGGCAGGACCACCTTCATCGGCCCCGGGTCGATATCAATACAGTACCCCATCCAGCCGCCTAATATAACGCTTTTGCCCGTCTGCGTGGCGGCATAGACCCATATAACCCGCGTAGTAAGATCGCACAGCCAGTTAATAACGCACCGCCAGTACGGTGTTATCGATAATTGCCACGGTCCCTTGATTCTCGATGATTTCGCCGGCAGTACGTAATACTGGCCCATCCAGTCTAACATGTGCTGTTTTTTTCGCGGGGCGAGTATCTCCAGCTCCTCCTCGAACAGCGGTAGAGGACGGTACCTTAAAGACAGTCCGGCGTCCAGCGTTCTGCGTTCAGCGTTTTGTTTAAGAGTTGCTGTCATTTTTAACCACTGATTTCACGGATTTAGGAACGGCATCCCTGCTTATATTATATGTTTTATATATTTTCATTTTAAAATGAGTTATAATATTGTTTAACTCTATACCGCCAATCTTATTATTTTCATCCATGCACTTATGAAATTCATCAATAGCTTCACTGTGAAACGTTTCAATTGGAGCTGGATCATATTTATCCCAACCTTCACTCATTTCTCAATCCTTAACTTTAGCTCACTTGATCCGGCCTGATTTTTTCGTTGACCAATCGACGAGCATCTTTTTCTGTAGGAACAACTATCATTGTATCTTTTGACTTTTTATATTTTATTTTTGTTTTCATAATGTCACTATCCTTTTTTAACCACGGATTTCACGGATTAATCGGATTTCAAATCTTAACTTTCAAATCATTCCGTTTTTCCGCGGAATCCGCGGTCCTTTGCGGTTTTAAAATCTCATCCAGCTCTTCGAGTTTTTTTTCCGCATCGCGGCTCATTTTCAATTCCGCCGGCACATACTGGACCTTGGCCATAATCTCGTCCCTGAACTCCTCTAATCGCGATACTATCTCCTCGCGAGTCTGACCGAATACCCGGTTGGCAAGGTCGGTTATGGCATTAAAAGAGTTTACGATATTCTGCAATATAACGCATCGCCACGCTATCACCGAGCCGCGTTCTATCAGCTCGCCGCGGTCCTGCTCCAATTTCAGACGTTCTCTTTCGGTCTTTACGCTCTGAAAGGGATTGAGGGGACTGACCGCCGTATTGCCGCGGACCGCTTTTTTCAATGTAAAGTCCTCGAACCATGTTATAGCGTTATGAAGATCGAACGTGCCGTCTATGTTGGCGGGCAGTCCTTTTTGCGTCCGCCAATCGTATATTGTAATACGCGTCACATTAAAAAGTTCAGCCATCTGGTTGACGCCTATACGATTGAGATCTGC